ATGTCTAATACAGATAGAATAAGAGCTTACTACAATCTGCACAGAAAGTGCTTCTCTGTACAAGATTACAAAACTGGATTGGTTATTGAACATACTGATAAGTTGTTCGTAACCAATGCCATGTTTGTTGTGAGGAAGTCAGGCAACGAAAGAGTAAAGCAAGAGGGCAAGAAGAATGTCCATGCTTTTGTCAACGGTATTCGTTCCAAACTCAAACAAGGTATGATGCCTGAATTTGCATCTTACAAAGTTCGATATGATCCATACACAATGGAATATTTTCACTACGAAAGAATTGTCAACGGTAAACCTGAATGGTTGCAAGTAGATAGGCATTGGATAGGTAATGTCTATCTGTACATGAATGATGGTAAGCCACGCATTTACGCAGATATTGATAAATTGTCAGGTGAAAAGTTGTCAGCCGTTGCTTCAAACGGTGAACCTATTCATGTAATCAAAGATGAAACTTGCATAAAAAGATATTATGATGGTGGTGGATTTTCAATTGAGTTTTTGAGGAAGAAACAAAAACAAATAGAAAATAAAAAGAAACTTCTTGCTATTTAATCTAGATAGTTTAGAAGATTAATTAAGTTCAATTTAAATAGATAAAGAAAGGAAACTTAAATGAACTATATTGAAAAACCTTTTGATAACTTCAATAGCGAAGTAAAAACTCATAAAGATTATACTGATGTTAGTTTTTATGAAACATTTTCCAAAATAAAAAAAGTTGAATTGGATGCTCTTATTCCAGTTCCTAATGATGATCCTGATTATGGTGTCGTAACTACACCTGATAGATTGTATGGTTATTTTGGTTTGTATAATTCTAGTTTGGATAAGCTTCTAGAAACTCGACCAGTTTCAAGCACTTATAAATTAGTTCCTCATCATGAATTATTTCATGAACAAGCTAAGATACTTGGTCAATCTGATTTACCACTTGATAATATTACAGTTAAGGATCAGCTTTACAAAGGTGGATTACAAGCTCATAGAACTATATTTTTTCATGATCTTGAAACTACAGTTTCCAATAATAAAGATAAGGTTCTTAGCAGAATAGATATCTTTAATAGTTGTGATATGTCTTGGAGCTTCCAAGTTTTTTCAGGTGCTTATCGTGATCTATGTAGAAATACTTTGGTCTTTGGTGGTCAAAAAGCTTACCATCAACAAGCTAAGCATACTCGTAATTTAAGCACTACTGCTCTTATGACTAAGGCAAGTATTGGTTTGGAATTTTGGAATAATCAAAAAGATACTATGCTAAATTGGAGAGCTAAAGATATGAGCTTAGAACAGTTTGGACAGATCTTAAAACATACTATTTGTAAAAAGAAAAGTAAATCTGCTGAACTTAATTTAACTAACCCAGTTAACGAAACTAAGTTAAATTATTTATTGGATAGGTTCGAGAAAGAAACACCTGATTTAGGTAAAACTATGTGGGCAGGATATAACGCCTTAACTCACTGGGCAACCCATACTGATGAAACCATTGAAGTTTTAAATGATAAAAATCAAATGGTCAAAATCAGGTCAGGCAAATCTACTGCTGACGTTCCAAGCGTACAAAGAACAAGAAATGATGAAGTAAGAACTGTCATTGAATGTGATGCTTGGAAAGAGTTGGAGATTGCTTAATTGACTGATCTAATTGCTACAATTTATAAGGTGGTCATGATTATATTTTTAATCATGATCATTTCATTAATCTTAGGATAAGGGGAAACTTATGATAGATAAAAATAAGCTTCAAATTTGTTGCATTTGTAACAAGACTATTGAACCAAAATATCTTGGTTTGGATAAAGAAAATAATCATGTCTATTGGTACGAGGGAAACAATGCTGAACCAATTCATAATGGCAGATGTTGTGATCCATGTAACAGTATTGTTGTCGCAGATCGCATTGCTTCAATAAAAATTGACATTCATAATTGGGAGAGAAAACAATGAAAACATTAACTGAAATTGATACTACTATTGATGCTCTTAAAGAGGTGTCAAGTAATGCTCTTTTAAAGCATGGCTTCAGCAGAAGTCGTCAGCGAATATTTGATTTGTCAAAGTCACTAGACCAAAGTTGGCAGAATTATAAAGTCATTCATGGCAGAACTTATTACAAAGAACTTTGTCTATTTGTCATTTGTCGATCATCAAATGGATTGCGTTATAATTCGATTGCAAGAAGATCAGGATTAAAAAAAGTTTTGGTTCATGATTGTTTAACTGAGTTATTAAGAGAACAATTAATCTATAAAAAATTAGATGGAAAAAAGCTTTTATACTGTGCGAAAAAATAACTTGCATTAAATAAAAAAATAAATTTATAATTAGGGTGGGTTGGAATTATCCACCCTTTTTTTATATGAAAGGAAGTCCAAACAATGGAAACGAAAACATATTTATTAAAGCACGAATACGATTTTCAAACTCGTAAAATGAAAAATGTAGAGGGTGCAACTATTACAATTCAATTTAAAGTAATGGATAATTGCAGTATGATAGAGATTATCGGCAAGAAATCATTGACTGGATTTGAAGAGTTTAAGCATCAAATACTATGTCATAAAGAACAAATGATTAAGATATTACCAAACGTTAATGATCAAATTGAAAAGGTAAAAGAACCAGTTTCAAAAGATCGAGTTTTAATTGATCAAAATATAGGTGTGCAATTCGAGGAAGAAAAAAGCGAACATTATATTCTAGGTTTGCATGGTCAATTAGATTTATTTAAAGAGGATGTAAACTAATGGCTTATTATTTTAGTTGTAATGAATGTAATACTACTAATTTATTTGATAATGGTAGCGTTACAAAATTAGATCCAGTCAAAGAATACCATTTAATCAAAGGTGTTTCAGGTGGTGCAATTAATGTTAAAGAAAAGGAAAGCGTTATTTGTGCTTCTTGCATATCTAAAAAAATAAGATTAAAAGGCAACTATATAATTATTTAATGAAAGGAAATAAAATGCCATTAGTATACGAAAATATGCCAAGTAGAGAAAAGAAACTTAAACAAATTGCAAAGGTCGAGAATATGCTTAGCAATAGATCACATAAACCAGTTGCTAACCAATTCAAGATAACTATGCAAAATGGTCTTGAAGTGTTTCAATCATATGAAACTATTATTTGCATTAAAGATCCAAGAAACAATGAAATATATCTTGATGCTAATTCATGGGATTATAGCAACACTACCTCAAGATATAGGAAGTTTTTTCTTCAAGAGGATACTAAAACAACAAGAGAAAAGATTAATAAAGGTATTTACATTCTTTGTGATTTGAATTAATACTTTTTAAATACCTCCATGAAAACCCCTTAGATTAGTTTCTAGGGGGTTTTTTCTTTGTTTGCTTCAATATATATGTAAATGATTGTTTCTTTTATGTATTCGCTTTTAATAGCGTTTGGTTAATTACTCGCAATACTGCAATCAAAGGTATAATCGAGGGTGTTAATTGTACAACTAATAAAAATGTCAATGGTAGTTTGTGCGTGTGCGTGTGTGCGTGATACCTTGCAAGATAATCAAAGGTTGTTTGGCTTACCTATGGTTTATTTGTCTATAAATAGTTTTATTAAGAAAATCGCAACTGGTTATCGGCTAGTGCCACCGGGGGTCACCCAGTATCTGTATGCAATGTCGCCATATTTTTGGTAAAATTAGTTAGTTGTACAACTTATGGTGCAACCCTTTAGGATAGCGTGGGGGGATATGGTGTATTTCCCCGGAGGTTCTACTCCGATTGTACTGATCAATTCCTATTCTGTCAACAAAATAATTATTTTCTTGACGTAAATAGCCTAAGTCACTATTATTAAAGTAACAAAAGGTCAACTAAAGCACATGCAACCAAGTATTATCTGAAGAATTAGTGTATTTGGCTTTATTTCTTTGATTTTTTGTCTAATTTAACAAGGAAATTCCATGTATGAAGCGTTTGTACTCGTCTGTTTGCTAGGAAAACCGACTATTGACACTAATTGTGAGCAATTACAAGATCTTAGAGGCCCCTACGCTACACATGACCAGTGTTTAACACGAGTTTACGAGATAAAATCTGAATTACCTTTGTATTATTCCCACATGGAAGCACGAGCATACCGTTGTGACAAATCTATTACCGAAACAGAGAAGCAAAGAACGTGAAATAAGTCCTCAACAAGAGGAGTTTCTCGAAAATCTCTTTGAAAATGGTGGCAATGTAACTGACGCAGCCCTAAAAGCAGGATATGCGAAGGGATCAGTGACATGGCTACGCAATAGTTTAGCAGATGAAATAATCAGACGCACACAAAACGTGCTGTCTATGAACGCATTTAAGGCTGCAACACGCCTTG